TAAGATTGCCCCTTGGGTCATCCCCTTGACTGAGGTCTTAGAGGCACGACTAGGTAAAGGTAGGTTCGATGTTGCCCGTAAGCGCGGTAATATTGAGATTGTACCTTTTGAGGTTATGCGTGGACGATCTTTCAATAACGCCTTCGTCATTCTTGATGAAGCACAGAACCTAACACCCCATGAGATGAAGATGTTTCTTACCCGTATTGGTGAGGATAGTAAGGTCATCGTTAATGGGGATGTAACTCAGCACGACCTATCAGGCACCAGTGGCCTACAGGTTGCTATAGACCTAATGCACGAACACAACATCCCTGCAGCTCACTGCAACTTTACTCATGATGATGTGGTTCGATCTGGCATTTGTGCCATGTGGACTCGGGCATTTAATTAGGTTGCACTATAGAGGATTAAACAATGTTTCCCTATATATCTAACGAACTACTAGATGAACTTAATTCCCGCTTTCCTGATAAGGCTCCTGAATACCTTGAACAGCACAACATGCTAATGTGGAGAGGTGGTCAGCGTTCTGTCGTAGATTTACTAACAACAATTCACGCAGAGCAAACTGCTGCGAACTTAAAGGAATAACTTATGTGCTTTTTATCACAACCCCAAATGCCAGCGGCTGCTTCAATTCCCGCAACACCACCAGTGGCACCGCCACCAGCAGCAGCTCCAGCAGCATTAGGAGCATCTGCAGTTTCGCCTAACCCGGTAATGACAAATATGTATGACCCGTCATCACCCGAGAGTGGGCTAGCAGCAGAGAAGGGTGCAGTTTCTAAAAAAGCAAAAGGTACTTCACAACTTAAAGTGAACCTTGATCCAACAGTGGCTAGCCTTGATAAAGGCACGGGCCTTCAAATTACAAAGTGAAGTGAGAATTTAAATGAGCATGGGAACCGCTGAACAGCGTTACCGCCAGCTCGAACAGACACGACAATCCTACTTAGATCGAGCTAGAGATTGTGCAGAGCTAACTATCCCATCGCTAATACCACCAGATGTCCATAACGAAACTAGTGACTTGTATACTCCGTTTCAGGGCATTGGTGCGCGTGGTGTGAATAACTTAGCCTCTAAACTTTCACTAGCTCTGATGCCCCCTAACTCCCCCTTCTTCCGCTTTATGGTTGAGCCTTATACTTTAAAAGATATTGCTCAAGATGAGGCAGCTCGAACCCAGATTGAACAACAACTGGGTGAGTATGAACGGGCAGTTATGTCGGAGATTGAAACGTCTGGAGATCGAGTGGCGGTGCATGAAGCACTAAAACATCTAATCGTCGGAGGCAACGTGCTACTGCAGGTTGGCCCCGAGAAGACCAGAGTAATTCACCTAGATAGTTATGTAGTATCTCGCGCACCTAACGGTGAAGTTCTAGAGATCGTTACGGTAGAGCATGTCTCACCTAACGCATTAGATAAAGCGACAGCAGCTAACATTACAGGTAAGCTCGAAGGTGATGAGAAGACCGTTGAGGTTTACACTCACATCGAGCGTAAGAATGAATTCTTTAACGTATACCAAGAAGTCAAAGGCTCAGTAGTCACTGGCTCCAAGGGTAAATATAAGAAAGCCAATATGCCCTTCCTGCCCTTACGTTTCTCTAGAATTGATGGAGAAGATTATGGGCGTGGATTTGTTGAAGAACTCTTAGGTGACCTCCGGTCCCTTGAGGGTTTAACTCAAGCTATTGTAGAGGGTGCAGCCGCAGCCGCTAAGGTCATCTTCATGGTGAACCCCAATGGAACAACGCGAATGCGTACCATCGCACAAGCAGAAAACACAGCAATCATTGAGGGCAACAAGAATGATGTTTCCGTACTTCAAATGGATAAGTTCAACGATTTTAGAGTGGCCTATCAGGCAATGCAAGGAATTGAAGAACGCTTATCACAGCAGTTTATGCTTCAATCTTCTGTTCAACGTAACGGAGAGCGAGTCACAGCGGAAGAAATCCGATACCTCGCAGGAGAGCTAGAGGATACCCTCTCAGGTATATACTCTATTCTCTCGCAGGAATTTCAGCTCCCCTACGTTAACCGCAAGATTGAGGTCCTGACTAAATCCAAGAAGCTACCTAAGCTGCCAGACGATGTAGTTAAGCCTACAATCGTTACAGGTATGGAAGCTCTCGGACGGGGACACGACCTACGCAAACTTGATATGTTTATTCAAGGCATGACGCAGGCGTTGGGTCCAGAGGTACTGAAGCAGTACGTTAACTTACAAGACTATATTAAGCGTCGAGCAACAGCCCTCGGTATCGAGACTGAAGGCTTAATCAAAACATCAGAACAAATCGCCGAAGAACAGCAACAGGCCATGCAGCAACAGATGATGATGCAATCAGGACCCGGTGCAATTCAAGAAGGCGCTAAAGCGTTAGGAAACTCATATGTTGAAAGCCAAAGACAGCAAGGCGGTGGAGAAGGATAAAGCTTCTACGGAAGCACCTTCCACGCCTGAGAATAAGCCGTTGGCTGCTCCCACCATTCTCAAGAAGTCTACTCGAACACGGGAAGATTTTTAAAGTATGAGTGAAAGCATCACAATCGTATCAGACGATACTGGCCCAGAAGCACCCGTTGCCGAGGATAACCAAACTGAACGTCCTGAATGGTTACCTGAGAAATTTAACTCACCAGAGGACCTAGCAAAATCCTACAGCGAACTAGAAAAGAAGCTATCAAGCCCTACGGACGAAGCCGCAGAGCCATCTGAAACGGATGGAGAGCCGCCTAGTACGCCAGAGCCTGTAAGCTTTAATAAGTTCTCTGAGGAATTTGCTGGCTCTGGAGAGTTGGGTGAGGAAAGCTACACAGAACTTGAAAGCATGGGTTACCCCAAAGAGATGGTGGATATCTATATCAAGGGAATGCAATCCGCTCAGACAGCAGATGCAGACGCAGTGATGGAAGTCGCTGGTGGGAAGGAAGGCTATGCCGACCTAACCGATTGGGCTAAAGAGAGCCTAGATACAAAAGAACTTGAACTCTACAACCAGATGGTTGGGACAAGCACAGATAACGCTAAGATGGCAGTCGAATGGCTACAATCTAAGCGGGAAGCAATGGATGGCTCTGAGCCTCAACTGCTCTCCGGTAAGTCATCTGGCGCATCCAAAGATGAGTTCCGCAGTACAGCGGAAGTTGTAGCTGCAATGAAGGACGCCCGATACGGCAAGGACTCTGCGTATACTAAAGACGTAGAAGAGAAGCTGGGGCGTTCTTCGGTATTTTAAAAGGATATTACTATGCCCAAAGGTAAAGGTACTTACGGTAAAAAAATAGGCCGTCCAATTAAAAAGAAGTAACACATACGTTACCATCTGGCGGGGCGCTGGGTATCAACCACGCTCCGTCAATTCCTATAGGACCCTGAGAACAACTAGCACACCTCTTTAGGTGGCTGAGACTATCAAAGATGAACGACTAGGCCGGATGCGTCCGACAACCGAGACAAGTAGTAAGCGACAGTCATTCTCAATCTAAAATAAATTCTTAATAGGATAAAGAAAATGACCAATGTAACCGCATCACGCTTAGGTGTCGTAAACAAAGCGACCCCCGGTGATAACGCAGCAGCCTCGGCTCTGTTCCTTAAAGTCTTTGCTGGTGAAGTTCTCACTGCCTTTGACGAAACTAACGTAATGAAAGACCTGCATGTCTCACGCACAATCGCGTCTGGTAAGTCAGCCTCTTTCCCAGTGACAGGTAAAGCCAACGCTGCTTACCATGTTGTAGGTACTCCATTGTTGGGTACACAGAAAATCGCACATAACGAAATCGTTGTTAACATCGATGACGTTCTGATTGCTGATACATTCATTGCTAACATCGATGAAGCTAAGAACCACTATGACGTTCGTGCTGAGTATTCCCGCTTGTTGGGTATGGCCCTTGCGAAACAGTTCGACATTCGCTTGCTCCAGTTAGCCGTATTGGCTGCTCGTGGCTCCGCGACTGTAACTGGTGGTAACGGTGGTACTGCTATCACTGATGCAGATGCTGCAACTAACGGCGCATCTTTGGCTGCTTCTATCTTTGCCGCTGCTCAAGCTATGGACGAAAAAGATGTTCCTGAGAATGAGCGCGTAGCAATTGTACGCCCTGCTCAATACTATCAACTGGTACAAACAACTGATGTCATCAACCGTGACTTCGGTGGTGCTGGTGTATACGCAGACGGTACAGTTCTTAAAGTTGCTGGTGTTCAGATTGTAAAATCTAACAACATCCCATCAACTAACATCTCAGCTGTTGCTGGAGAGAATAACACCTACCACGGCAACTTCTCTACAACTGTGGCTGTAGTTATGCAGAAGCAAGCATTGGGTACTGTCAAATTGATGGACCTTGCTGTTGAGCGTACCTCCGGTGACTTTGAAGTAATGTACCAGGGTACTCTGATGGCGGCGAAATACGCTATGGGCCACGGTATCTTGCGTCCTGAGTGTTCAGTAGAAATCAAATCTTCTTAAAACTCTTTTGGGTTGGCTCTTAATTGGGCCAGCCCATTTTTTTCAAATGAGGACATCATGACAAAACCAACGTCCATGACTGAATTAGAAGCAGTCAACGTCCTGCTAACGACAATCGGTGAGGCACCTGTTAACACCTTAACGGGTAACCAAGTGACTGATGTGACTATTGCTAACCAAGTATTGACCGAGGTGAGCCGTGAGGTCCAAGGCCAAGGCTGGCACTTCAACACAGAAGACCGAGTTATACTTAGCCGAGACGAATTTAAAAACATTGTAGTACCCGCAGACGCGGCGCGAATTGATACCCCTAACTACAACACCGTAGTCCGGTCAGGTAAGCTCTTTAATCTAACTGATCGTACCTATGAATTTACAGGAAACGTAGAGGCTACCATAGTCTATTATCAGAACTTTTTAGTCCTGCCAGATGTTGTGAAGAAATACATAACAACACGCGCATCCCGAATTTTCTCTGATCGTATGATAAACAGCGAGACTATCCACAAGATGGTTGTACTCGATGAACGTAAGGCCCTCATAGACCTCAAGGACTTTGAAGGTGACACAGCGGATTTCAATATGATGGACAGCTATTCTGTAGCTCGTGTCATGAACCGTGGACATAACCGTAGGATACTCTGATGGGAATGATAAGTTCTGCCATCCCTAACCTAGTTCAAGGCGTATCACAGCAATCACCTACATTGCGTCTGTCATCTCAGGCAGAGCTACAGGTAAATGCGTTTCCGTCTTTGGTTGAGGGATTACAAAAGCGACCACCGCTAGAATATGTGGCTAAAATGAGTGACTCCGAAACTACGGGGTCCTTCACACACTTAATTAACCGTGACGTTACTGAACGGTATTTCATGTTTATTAACGCTAGTAATGAGATTAAAATCTATGATCTGGCAGGTAATCAAAAGACAGTGACATATCCAAATGGCACATCTTATCTCAATAGTAGCACTCCTGCAGCTGACTTCAGGGCCATTACGGTTGCTGACTACACATTCGTAGTTAACTCAACACAGACTACAGCTATGAGTACTAACTTAACTCCCCTCTTTCCGTTCACTGGTTTGATTGCGGTTAAGCAGGGTGACTACAACCAGAGATACACTGTGTATCTTGATGGAAACATAGCAGCTAACATCGTAACATCCTCAACTAACCAAATAGAAACTCGGACAGATGACATTGCTCAAAAAATAGCAGCAGCTATTGGAGGAAGTTTCTCTGCGCATGCCGATGGCTCAACCGTAGTAATTACCAAGGCAGGTAACGCTGTTTTTGATATGGCTACCTACGATAGTCTAGGTGACACAGGTCTCTCCCCTACTTCTGGGACAGTCCAGCGTTTTGACGATTTACCAGTATCAGCACCTGAAGGTTACATAGCCCACGTTCAAGGCGACCAGACTAACGACTTTGATGATTACTACGTTAAGTTTGTAAGCGACAACGGCACACGGAGTAATGTCGGTAAGGGTACTTGGATAGAATATATTAAGCCTAATATTACATACGAGATTAACGCTTCAACAATGCCTCACCTATTAATTCGGCAAGCCGATGGTTCCTTCACATTTGAAGAAGCTGATTGGGGTGACAGGTCCGTAGGTGACCTAACATCAGTCCCAGACCCATCCTTTATAGGTCGCAAGATTTCAGATGTGTTCTTTTTCCAGAACCGCTTAGGTGTCTTGTCGGGTGAGAACGTAGTCATGTCGAGAACGTCAGAATACTTTGACTTCTTTGCAACGACTGCAAGGACCTTGTTAGATAACGATCCAATTGATGTGGCTGCTAGTCACACCAAGGTTTCTACGTTGAAACATGCTATACCCTTTGACCGTAAGCTACTGCTGTTCTCAGATCAGACCCAGTTCATTCTTAAAGGTACTGACTACATCACGCCTAAGAATACATCGATCAGTCAAACAACTGAGTACCAAGCTAGTACGACCTCTAAGCCTGCAAGTGCTGGTAGTGTTGTGTACTTCCCAGCTAAACGAGGTGGCTTCACATCAGTTCGTGAATACTATGTTATTGATGATACTGACCGATCAGATGCTCAAGACATTACATCCCATGTGGCGAAGTATGTCCCTGATGGTGTCTATAAGATGGAAGCAAGTACAGCTGAGAATGCTCTAGTTTGTCTTACCACTCAGGATACCAGCTCTATGTATATCTATAAGTATCACATGGCAGGTCGAGAGAAGGTACAATCCGCATGGATCAAGTACACTCTAGATGGCTACGAGATAGTTGGTGCAGAATTTATTGAGAGTTCTCTTTATATAGTGGCAAATAAAGCGGGTAAGTCTGTCTTATTTCAAATGCACTTTGATGCTGGGCGCTTTGATACAGATCAATTATATGTGACACGCCTAGATGGTAGAATGACAGAATCACAGGTAACGAAATCTTATTCAAGCGCATCAGGCCATACTACAATAACAACACCATTCGCATTAACCTCTCCCGTAGTTGTACGTCGAGGGACATCGCAGGGTGTAGTATTACCTACAGTATCATCTAGCTCAACTACAGTAGTCATAGCCGGTGACCACACTGCCACTGAATTCTATATTGGTGAGCGTTATACGATGACATATGAATTCTCTCAGCCCACTCTAAAGGAGCCTACAGCCGCTGGTGGACGGGTAGCAATTACAGGTGGTCGATTACAGATCAAGCATTGGCTACTTCGATACCAAGACAGCGGTGACTTCGTTGTTAAGGTACAGCAACGAACCAGCTCCACATCTCTAGACTATGTATTCACAGGTCGAGTGATTGGTAGCGGTGCGAGCACGCTGGGTTCTACTACTCTGGCATCAGGAGACTTTAGGTTCCCTGTTATGTCTAAAGCCGAGAATATTCGGATAACCATTGAGAGTGACAGCCACCTTCCCTGCCAATTCCTTTCGGCTGAGTGGGAAGGTCAGATGCACCTAAGAAGCAGACGAGTTAATGGATAAATTACTTACACCAACTACGGTGGAAGATATCGACTTTGTTGCCCCAAGATTAAGAAAAGCAGACTACAACGAATGTCTCGCCTCTACAGGCAATAGACCTCGTGGTGTTCTGCATCGAAGTCTTGATCTTGGGGACATTTCGCTAACCCTACGCGCACCTAATGGTAACCGCGTGGGGCTTTGCGGGGTCGTTCCCTCCCCCCTTAAAGAAGCAGGAATTGTTTGGATGGTTGCAACAGATGA